CAAACATTATTGTTATGTAAAATATTTGGAAACATCCAACTATTTTATTTTTTTACGCATACATTGCAAATAATACATCTTTCGCCGCATTATCTATATGCAATGCGGATGTGAACCATGTCAGTATAACAAAAACGGTGATTATTACACCAATACGAATATATGAGTGTGTGTAAATATCGGCCCAATGCATAATACATGCTGATATATTTTGAAGGGTAATGGGGCGAGCTGGCTTACCTTATTCCCAGAAATCCGCGCCCTAGCAAATTATTCGAAGAATCATAATATTCTTCATATTCAATAGGAAACTCAAATGACAAAACCGGTATATTGGATATATCAATCGCTGTACGTAAATATTGTTGCAAATCGTTTGCATTATTGTTACTCGGGTCAATTGCCAATGCGGCTCGCAGTAATATTTCAAGTGAATTCCCTAAACTATTCGTACTGTTTCGATTATTATTGTTGGGTAGTGTGGTTGTTGGGTGCGGATTCGGTGCAGTTGTTGGCTCATGCACGGTGTACGAACCAGTCGTTCCATTATTGGCATGGCGAGAATTATATGCACCGTCACTATCATCGTCATCATCATTATTGTCATCATCGTCGCTGTCATTTAATTGATTTGTAGCAGGAGGGGCAGAATGTTCGCGAATATCATGTCTACAGACTGGACATCGAACATGATTTTGAAACCAACTAAGAAACGATTCTTCATGAAATGAATGCCGACAATAATGTATCCGGCGTACCCGGTCTCCAATTTGAAATTCACCCATCGTTATCGGGCATTGTGTATTCAATAGCTCAACCGTTCCATCATATTAAAATGACTCACTCGCCGTCTCAATTTGAGCCTGCGTAGGTCGTATAATAACGTCCTGAAATAGTGTTGTATCACGGGGTCTTATCGTAGATGGATACAGCAAATATGAAAATAAGTTATTCGCGGTTGGTTGCCGCAGGGGAGGCGGTCGACGGGGTTCTTGTGGAAAATAATCGTATGCGGAGGCGCCAGTTGGCCGGTTCCCGCTACGGTGAATTGGGTGAGATTGTTGGCCGGCCAATATACGAATAATATCTATCAATTCCCGGGTACTTCGAACATGATCATGCATCACGGAATTATATCGGTCAATTACTGTTGTATTTGAACGAATTAAGTCACGAATAGTAGCAAACAGCTGTGACGATGAAGTAGTATTGCGTGGTGGTTGTGGTCCAGTAGAATGTCCATTGCCCATAAAGTAACTTCGTATAGCTTCAGTGACAACTTGTTGTATAGTTTCTGTAAAATGCGAATAACTACCTGTACGGGGGCGATTATTATCCATTTGTCAATATAATATAAAGATATATATGTTTATATCATTATAACATACGTTTACCAATACAATGGATTTGACCAAATATAAAAACAAAGGCAGGATTGGCTTGGAGAATCTGGGAAACACGTGTTTTTTAAATGCATGCATGCAAGTGCTTAACAATACATATGAATTAAATGATGCATTAGATGCAAACCTGACTGCAGAATTGCCCAAGAAGGAAATACCAGATACAACTATATTGAATGAATGGAACGATTTGCGGCAAATAATGTGGAGCGGCAATGGAATCATTGCGCCGCGGAAATTCGTGTACAAGGTTCAACAAATCGCAAAGGAAAAGGGACGTGACTTATTTACAGGCCATGCACAGAATGATATGCCGGAATTCTTGCTTTTTTTCATGGATTGTATACATTCCAGTATTTCGAGACATGTAAAAATGAATATCAATGGAACCCCTAAAAACGATTTGGACCACATTGCGATTAAGTGTTATGAAATGTTGAAAAAAACATACTTGAACGAATACTCCGAAATCATGAATATGTTTTATGGGATATACATATCGGTGATTGAATCGAACGAAACAGGGGTCATGCATTCAATAAAGCCCGAAAGTTTCTTCGTGTTAGACGTACCAGTTACCGATAATACACGTGCATTTCAAACATTATACGACTGTATGGATCATTATACCAAACCCGAAATATTGGACGGCGATAATGCATGGTTTAATGAAAAAACGGGACAAAAAGAAGGGGTTAAGAAACAAATCCGGTTTTGGAATTTCCCGCAAATTGTGGTGATTACATTAAACCGGTTTACCCCCGATGGCACGGGTAAGGTGAACAATAATATAATGTTCCCATTGGACGATTTGGATTTGACAAAATATGCATGTGGATATAGGGCGTCTACATATAAGTATGAACTCTACGGAATCTGCAATCATATTGGTGGCGTTACTGGCGGGCATTATACAGCCTTCGTACGAAACGTAGACAATGTGTGGTTACACTATAACGACCGCGATGTCGAAATTGTGGATACCCCAGAGGCAGTTATTTCACCCGCGGCATACTGTTTGTTTTATCGTAAAAAAAATAACTGTGTATAATATATTCGATTTATAAATAATATGGGCGATACTACACCAGCTATTTTACCTACTACCGCCGATACGTTACCTACTAATAATACTGCCGTTAATTTACCAGGTCAGGGAGCTACAATACCGCTACCTGTGGATATGTCGACAAATACCAGTTCGACAAGTAGTGTTTCCACCTTTTCCAATTTAGCAACTGCGGCAAATATGAGTATGTTGCTTGGCTTTTTAGGCGTATATTTCGTCGTTTACTATGTATTAGGCAAATTCTTTAATAAGGGGGAAAATCCGGACGGATTTAATATGAATTTAAGTAGGTCTTTAGACATGTTATTTTTGGTGATGTTGGGCATTATTACATACAGTGTGTATCAATCTCACCAACAAAACCCTGATGCTGGCTTCTTTCAGGGTATTACTACAAATTTTGTGGATTACATAAACAACCCGGCATCTGTCTTCACAACTGCTGCGTTCCTCATTATGTTCTATGTAATTGCATATTTGTTCCGTATACCGATGGATTCATTGACAAAACCTATGTTTATGTCCATTATCGAAGGCGGTGTATGGCTAATATTTATTATTATTTTATTCATTGATTTTTTTAAATATGTGCTGAAGATTTCGTTTTTCGATTTGTTCCCCTTTTTTGCTCCTGCCAAAAGTGAACCCAAACCCGACCCAGCAGTCGTGCCAAAAGATGACAAATGTAAAAAAGAACCGACCGAAGACCCCAATGCAGAGGTATTCAACGTATCGAATAATCTATACACATACGAAGACGCACAAGCAATCTGCAAAGCATACGACTCAACACTTGCCACATATGACCAGATTGAAAATGCATACAATAATGGTGCAGAATGGTGCAATTATGGGTGGTCTGCTGGACAAATGATTTTATTTCCAACACAAAAGAAGACATGGGAGAAATTACAAAAAGTAGATGAAAACAGAGGTTGTGCATCGACTGTGGCCGGTCAACAAAAACCAGGTATGCCAAGCCATAAAAATGATTGTGGACGGCCAGGTGTGAATGGGGGATACATTGCCAATCCATATGCGCGATTTGGTGTCAATTGTTTTGGAAAAAAACCGGCGGCAACTGATGAAGATAAGGTTCGAATGAATGCCAAACAAAATCAGGTTTATCCCAAAACGCCAGCTGAACAAGTGATTGAAAATAAAGTGAATTACTGGAAACAAAATGCGGACAAGTTCTTGCATATTAACTCATATTCAACCACTGCATGGGATAAGGCATCCGGTTCTGTCAAATAAATACGTGTAATTACATAATATTGTGTAAAACCTAAAATAAAGTTCATTATTATTTACAGCATAATAATGAATTTGAGAAGCATCGTAAATTACCGCATTTTCTTTTCTAATTTATCAAACATTTCCTGATTATAAACAAGACTACCTGTCGGTTTATATTGATCGAGCGGTGTATATTCCTTTTTTCCTTTTTGTAAATTGTTGTTTTTGTCGTTAAATAATTTTGAATTCATATCTCCGCTTTCATCGGCTTCTTCTGCCTTCAAATCACGAATAATATTGCCTTTTTCGTCTAATATTTTTCCAGTTTTTTTCTTAATTTCGGTTCTCACGTAGGATGGTATCCAATTTGCCCAAGACACAAATAGCGCATTCGGGTGTAAATATCGTACATGAAACCCATTCTCTTCTAATTGTACAACTAAATATCCTATACAATCGCCTTGATTATATAGCGGTTCTCCAAATATAAATTCAGGCACTGAAAACCATACATGTGTATCCTTTTTCTGTCCGCGCGTGGTCATCTTAATCTTGTTATGTATACGATTAAGGATTTTATTGAAAATAGACAGTTGTTTCAAATCTCGCTGGTGTGATTTATCGTATAACTCATCAATATTTACTTTTCCAGTACTTTCTTCGTCGGTAGAAAATAAAAAATTAGACATAGACTAGTTATTGTAATATGCTTATATAAAAAACATAAATATATTACGTAATATATCACTAATAAGTAATATAACAATTATCCTACTCAAAAATGAATATATATGCAATAGATTCAAAATCGGTTGTCCGCGTGGACGACGAGTTTTTGCCTGAATATACATACACTGAACCGATTACGATAGCCAATATGAAAACGAATATACAACATATTGTGATATCCGGCGGCGGTACGATGGGATTAGCTTATTATGGTATTTTACAGGCGTCGAATAAACAAAACTTGTGGAATATTGACCACATTCAAACGATTTATGGTACGTCTATTGGTGCAATCTTGGCGACCATTTTATGTTTGCGTTATGATTGGAATACACTGGACGACTATTTCATAAAACGGCCATGGGAAAAGGTTTTTCACTATGATTTACATACTTTGTTCTCATGCGTGCAGAATAATGGCATATTTACACGTGCAGTGACGGAACAAATACTTAAACCGCTATTGTTAGGGAATGATATATTACCCACAGTAACCATGAAAGAATTCTTTCAAAAAACCGAAATAGAACTACATATAATGGTGACCAACGTAAACACGTTTGAACCTGTAGATGTTTCATATAAGACCCATCCTAGCTGGTCTCTGGTTGATGCAGTGCATTCATCGTGCGCAATACCGTTGTTGTTTAAACCAATTTGTATAGATAACAATCTATATTGTGATGGCGGATTTTGCGTGAGTTATCCCATCAAACAATGTATCGAAAATGGAGCAAATCCGGATCATATATTTGGGATTAAAAATATTGATGTAAATAATGACGAAATAGACATTCATATGTTATCATTATTCGATTATACCATACATTTATTTAATAAAGTACTTAAAAAAATTGTGTCGAGTGCCGACTGCAAAATACGGTATTTATTTTCGGTGCCATTTGATACTAGGTCGTTAACAAATATTACCAATGTGGCAGAGAAACGGTCTGCTCGAGAAGAGCTTATCAAAGCCGGCGTTGAGTTGTTTCGAACACAATATAATGTAGTGCATCCGGTTTAATTTGCCAACATAACGCTAGCAAAGCTGCTTAGCGCGGATGATGTGACCTTTGAGTCAAAATCGATGATTGTCCCGTCGCGTTCCATTTTGATTGTGGGGTACGAGTCAACCTTGAACTTGTTGATTAATGTATTGCTCTCAGTATTTGTTTCGTCGGTGCAATTAACATCTTGGCAGTTAATGGTATAACCATTTACCACCTTTTCATTATGCGATGATTTAAATGCTTGCCACTCTGGAGCCGCTTTTTTGCAATGCGGGCACCAATCAGCATGGAAAAAGTAAATAACGACGTCCTTGCGTCTGTCAGTCGAGTTTGCAACATCATCGAATTTGGCTGGTTCAATCTTGGACTGGTTCATCCACCAATATATCACGTAGACAAATACTGCGAATATCACCAAAAAGAGAAAGGCACGCTTGTATGGACGGACGTATTTATTCAAGACGTCTAGAATTTGGACCATTGTATAAGTGTATATAGTAGACAGATAAAATAATGCGTTTCTACCGACGAACTGACTAAATACTTTACAAACATTTAGTATATTTTTTTTTGTTTTGAATATATAAACGAAACGAGCATAGTCATGAAATCAAGTTCTAAGAATACAAATACGCAAACCAGGAAAAAATCTACTGGTCACAGTCGAACTGTGTCTGGTGGGTCAAAATCCAGTAAACCAAGTGTGGATGAAATAACTCGAGTGTACAGCGAAGATGATTATAACAGCAATGACGGTATGTTAACCACTGTATGGGGGCCGGGAATGTGGCATTATTTACACACGATGAGTTTTAATTACCCGGTAAACCCAACCAAACAAGAGAAAATGCACTATTTCTCGTTCATGTGGAGCCTACGATATGTATTGCCATGTGGTAAATGTCGCGCGAATCTGCGTGAAAACTATAAAAAGTTACCGCTCACCATGAAACACATGAAAAATAGAGCGTCGTTTTCGAGATATGTGTTTGATTTGCACGAATTAATCAACACCATGTTGCACAAAACATCTGGACTTACTTATGAAGTTGTGCGAGAACGGTATGAACATTTTCGGTCGCGGTGTACGATTAGCACAAAGAATAATGGAAATAACAAAACACAAAAACGTGTCCATTTTGCGAAGAAGGCGACAGTAGTAAAAGAAGTAGGGTGTACCGATCCATTATACGGAGAAAAGTCAAAATGCATACTACAAATTGTTCCGCAAACTACTAAGTGTGAGACACTGAGTATTGATAAGGAATGTGTGAAGCAAAAGGGGAGCGTTGTGGCGGCACTTAAGACGAATGAACAAAACAAATAATGGGCGAGTTATAGGGTCATTTTTCTAGACATTGGAGAACATAGGATTGTGGCGGACGAAGGGATTTGGGTAGGAATGGGGGGTGAACGATGGATTATGTATTTAGCACTTTCTTATATATTATGAAACAATATAATATATAAATATATACAGGAATATTATTACATTATGTCACAACCCGTTCATGCTTCCAATATAACAGAAGGATTATACCAACCCAATGTAGAAAGTAAACCCGAGAACAAATCGCGCCATGATAATGCAACAGTCGAAACACAACATTCTATGCCTGACCCAGTCGATGATATGACTCGCAAAATAAAGCGGGTTCGTAGACAAATTCCGTTTTGGGGGGAAAATCCCAATGTTCTCCTCCAACAACCCTATACATTTGAATTCTTCCCTGCTCCTGGTATGACATACGAGCAGAAGTTGAATGCGATTACGCGAGCCGTGATTGCATTTGCGATGTTGAGCTTCATTGTTACGAAGAGTGTTCGTACAATACTGTTTACGATTGTTACATTAGGTGCAATTTACATGTTATACCATTATCATAAACAAGAAATGGAGAACCTGGACAAAAAACGCGCGAGCGAGGGGTTTAGTAATGCCCCCATTGCGGAGGAACTATTTAAGAAACATAACATGCCAGTCCCAGAAGGTATTTTCACAGAGCCGGATTCAAGCAATCCGTTCGGGAACGTCTTGGTTACTGACTATGATTATAACCCCAATAAAAAACCCGCCCCACCTGCGTTTAATAAAAAAGTGGAAAAGGATATTTTGGCGCAGGCAAAGCGATTCGTAGCGGATGCCAATCCGGACCATCCGGATATTGCGGACAAGTTATTTAAGGATGCGGGAAGCGAACTCATGTTCGAACAATCGCTTCGACCGTTCAACTCTAATCCATCTACTACCATTCCAAATGACCAGGCGGGGTTTGCGGAATTCTGTTACGGTAGTATGATTTCATGTAAAGAGGGCAATCAATTCGCATGCGCCCGTAATTTGTCGAGACACATAAATTAGAGAACGCGCGAAGGCAATATTTTTGGGATGGCCTATTTAGGTTGTTTTTGCAGATTTTGGTGGGTTTTGCAATGTGACGTTTTGTTGATAATATTTTTACATCGAAAATACTATCTCTTTGTATACTATAATAAATCGCAGATACCATGGCTTCTCTTAGTCCTTACACATTTAATAATACTGCCCGAATCGGTGCAGATTCCACCGACCAATCCCAGCGAAATGGGGCAAATACTCATTATGCGAATTATATGTTGACCGACCATTTTAGTAGTACTTTAAGCGATCATCACGTGCAATTTGCCATGCAGCAACCCACCATGAATTTCAACGGGTTGGCGAATGGTAATGGCATTCACAATGCAGCGGTTGACAAGGAATCTATGTTGAAGTTAAAGCCCACGGAGGACCGCCCGTTGGAGAAACTGCAGTTGTTTTCTCGTCCGTTTGTTACCGTCCCCTATTTAGGTAGAGGCAGCTGCGACCCTGCATTGGAATCTCAATTACAGCAGGGCGAGCCCGTTACGGAGAAGAAGAGCGTGTCGACAATCATGGAGAAATCTTTCGGCGCGTATTCGTTGTACCCTACGGATAGCAAAATGGAGAACCAAGTGAAAGACGCGTCCCATACCGTGGAAGAGGCGGCAATGGAGGGCTGGGTTCGAGGTGGCATGTCTACTCGCGAGATGCCGAACAGTGACATTGCTCGCAAGAATCGTTAGGTGCGAGTGATTTAGGTAATTTTGCATATTATATTTGTTATGATATAATATACAGGGTTTATGGCAAATACATATACATATACAGCTGCGCCTGGTGGCGATAAGTATATAATTAAGTTGGATAGCGATATGTATACCGTTAATGATGGTGCCAATGACATTTTTAAAATGAGTAAAGGTGATATTGAAAAATTAAGTGGCATGATTAACAATGGTACTTTATCGATTGAGACATTAACTAAAAGTTTGATAAAAGAACAAACAACTGCTACTTCTGCTCTTGCTGCTGTTACGAATGTTTTAACACAAAATTCTACGATTGATGAAATCATTAAAGCATTACCAGAATTAAGAATAAATGCATTAAAATATTACTGTGATAAACTTACTGCAAATTCTCCAGACAGCGTATGTAAAAATATTAAAAAAGCAGATTTGGTATACGGATATTTGAAAAAAGTGAATGCGTTAGAAAATGATATTGGTTCTTTAAACATCGCACAAATCAAGTTGCGTTCCAAACTAGACGAGAGTAGTAAGTTAAGCACTGACCAAGTTAACTCACTCGCTCCCGATCAAATTAATGAATTATATAAACCATTTGTTGAAGACCGTGACAAGAAACTGAACAATATTATATCTAAACTTCGAGAAATATTTAAACCCGAAGATGCTGATGCTATTGCCGAAATAAAAAACGCCTTCACAAGTATGAACCGCAATCTAACCGGTAAGATTTTTGATGATAATAGTAATATACAAAATGACGATGATAAACAAGTTATTGTCGACGAGACACAGGAATTGAAGCTTGTATTACAAAAAACGATAGATGAGTATAAACTTTTAACTTACGAGAACGATGTTGATTCTGTATTAAATCAAAAAATGGAACTGATTCCACAATATGTACATAGACGATTAATTCCATTACTTAAATTATTATATAGTGCGTCAACCGAGCCAACTCTTTTATCAAATTCAAATTTTATAACACATTATATAGAAGTAAAAGATGCAGTAGAAAAAATCAAAGCAAAAATACCATCATATAATCAGTTGCATGATGATTATAATAGCGATGTTTTCAACAAAATGGGACAGACCGCAAGAAGCGATTTTGAAACACAATTAGGTACCTTACTCAGCGAAATGCAAAAATTATTTGAAACTGTGAATATTCATTCAGGGCAGCCCAAATCAATATCAAATCTTGGCACGGCGGTTTCAACGTTATATAAAGAAAAGGATTTTGGGACATTAAATAATTTTACCAAGTTATTGGTGAATACTGACATTCCACTTCCAGACGAAATAAAACGATTGGTGAATGCATTAACGGTCTTAATAAACAAATTGCCGGTTTATTTTAATAAGATGTTAAGCACTTATGGTGCTCTTTCTAGGAGTTTCTATAGAGATATATCAAAATTCGCGGATTCTCGTACTTCATTGTCATTGTCAAGACAGTTGACTCCGGGGTTTGTTACATCGAGGAATTTTAGTCTTCCGGCAAAGCTTGATTTAAGTGGTATATATAAAGGAGGAAACAATAAATCGAAAAAAATGCGAAAAAACGGCGGCAAAACTAAAACTCGTAAAGTATTATTGTAATGGATTCATGATTCGACTAGTTGTTTCGTTCCATTATTTAGAGGGAATTTCGTAAAAAATATAAAATGTCATTATAGTGTATAAATATGGCAGACGCAGCACAATCACAAGCAGAAGTCAAAGCATGCGTAAAATCACTTCAAAATAAGCCGGAATTTAAAGTGGAGAATAAAGGCATATATGTAGAGGTTGCCGAACCAGTTGACGGCAAATATAGTGCTCAGAGATTTGAGATTAAAGAAGACGGCACATCTAGTGTTGCCGATGATAAACTTCCGGCAAACTCGACATATTATAAAGTAGACGACACCGTCCGCGGTGGAAACCGCAAGAACCGCAAATCTTCCAGAAAAAACCGAAAATCTTCCAAGAAAAATCGCAAATTTAGAAGTTCTCGTCGTTCCAGAAAATAATCTTTAGATACATCAACTAAAAATTAGTATTACATATATTTCACCATTAATAGTTGTAATATCTTTAGCAAAGTTATTTTGTTGCGTTAATATATAGAACCAGATATGGACGCCCCAATTAACGAACCCGTTCCCGCACCTGAATCCGCCGTCATGGGTGGTGAGCAGAAGAAGCAACAACAAAAGAAGCAACAACAGCAGAAGAAGTCACAGAAGAAGCAACAACAGCAGAAGCAACAACAGCAGAAGCGCCAGCAACAAAAGAAGCAGTCCCAGAAGAAGTCTCAAAAGAAGCGCCAACAGCAGAAGAAGCAACAGAAGTCCCAAAAGAAGCGTTAAATCGCTACATATTTGACTCCACCCGACTCTGTTTTTGCTATATTCTACAATTCCGTAAATAATACTAATTTATATTCATTCGAATGAATATAAATATATTCCAATTCATAGTATAGTTAGTGACCATGTACCCAAAACACCTGATTGTTCCAAAATATACGACAAATACTGGATATCGGCAATGTTTGCGTCAAATATTTCAAATGAACAAAGACAATTATCCGGATTCCATCAAACAATTAGAAGAAGAGTTGGGTGACGATTTTGATAAAGAAACTCGCGATGAGATTGAATATGATGAGGAATCCGCTGGACTTATGATGCAATATATTCGAAACCAAACCAAGCATTTGCCAATATTTCAACGATTATACGAACTAGCCGCCGCCCGATTCCTTTCGCGCGACCATGAAATTGGGGTCGCCATCTTATATGCATACGAATATTTGCCGTTTTTCCACGAATGTGTTTGCATTTTTTTAAATAGTCCGGATAGCCTTACCGAAACCACGCCCGCATACAAACAGTTATTAGAATTGTTGAATTAGTGCCGTTGTGCATATGCACTGCATTTATGCAGTTCGCAAATAAATGGAGTAGAAATCTGTTTTATACATATGCCGCCACCTCCACCCTCCCCACAAACATTGTTTGGTCTCCCCAAATAATGTATATAGGTAATGTATACATTATTATTCTCATGGCCTCCACATCCAATAAAAACACGCCCGGAAATTATGCTCTTGAACAAAGAATAAATAACCGCATCGACACATATCGTACTTATTTAAACTCCGCCGCGGGCGAGGCATACACAAATCATTTGCCTGGAAATGGGCTTCTCCCTGGGTCCATTGCCCCATCCCAATTATGCGGGAATTATTGCGATGTCGAATCGCAACTTCGCGGCATTGGGTCCACGAATTTAGTCAATCCCCAGACGCCGGTCGTGCCCCAACTCCGCACATTGGATAGCTTATCTATTATGACCAAGCTGCCTGTTTTATTACCCGAACCGCTTGCCATAGAGCCGAATCAGCGATACGGCTATTTACAGTGAGTGCACTTGACCAACTATTATGGACGGACTGTGTCAATATTTTCTCGAGTTTTCGCAGTAGCACGATGACTGTATTTACCGCGATTCTTGAATGATGTATTTTTTTTGAACTGGGACGGGGTTTTACGCAACTCTTCTGGGCGTATCCATAATTGCGGCTGTGAGATGGGTATGGTAGTATCATGTG